ATTATATCTAATGATGATGTTGTAAGCAGCGTCATGGATGCTGTCGATGCAGCAGACATCGGCAAAGATTATAAATTCATGACATACATTAGCGACGATGGCCGCAAAATGCGTGGAGAAATTCTTTTTCCCAATGAAGTAATCACACCAGCTATCGGTGACATTACACAATTCAGAGTGTCATTCTATAATTCATACGATGGATCGTGGGCATTCCAGCAATCATCAGATGGGCTACGCCTATGGTGTTTGAATGGCTGCACTACGCCAGCCACCATAGCTAAGACATGGGCCAAGCACACAACCAATGTTAGTGTTGAAGGCTCATCTCACAAGATATTACAGGGCCTTGCAATATTCCGTGACCAAGAGGACGTGTATAAAAACTACATAGAATCCAAGGTTACACCTGATGATGTAGAGAACTTCTTTCGCAAGACACTGTGCCATGTGAAGACACGCAGTAAACAAGACAAGCACAACGACAAGCGCTTGGAAGAACTGCTTAAACTATATGACGTTGAGGCAGACACGTTAGGCCAGAACAAGTGGGCCTTGTATAATACCATGACCTATTGGGCTACCCATACTGGTCAAACCAAATCACCTGAGAACACACGGCGTATCCGTGAGAATGAAATTGCAATAGCAATAGATAACATGAGGTTCCTATGATTGATCTAATAGATGGAAGGGATTACCGCGATGAGGTTAAGTAGAAAACACTTTGAATTTATTGCTGATACTATGGGGGCCACCTCAACGTGGCCCACTCAGATAGAGGCATGGGCTGATGCCCTAGAAAAAACTAATCCAAAGTTTAACCGTGCAAAATTTGTTGACCGAGCAGTCTTAGCATGGGAGAAAAACTATTCCGTATCGGAGATCGATGATGAGATTAGGTATTAAAAAAGGAAGCAGTAGAGTTCCTATTCTGTACTGCAAAACCTGTGATGGAGAGAAGGAGATACAAGTTGAATATGGAGTTGCAGACTATGTCAATGGAGGATACCTTGCCCTTAGATGGGTCGAATGCGCAGATTGCAACGGCAGTGGTGTTGCTGAAGCGCAGCAAGAAACAGAAACAGATTCTTATTGCAATTAAGTTACTCAAGATGCGTGGTGAAATTGTAACCAACGCCAAGATTGAAGAAATTTGCAAAATGCACCTCGATCCATACCGCCGTAGGCGCGTTCAAAGATGCCGCGCATTAATCTTTCAGCTTGAAGTAAAAGAATTTGTTGCAAAGGTATCTAAGCATTCAGAAAGCCTATCACCTACCGAGTTTTATCTAACACCACTAGGTGAAGAGATGCTTAGGCTAGCAATCGCTTGACAATCACTGCATTGATGCAGATACTGCAAGCATGAAAAGCTATTATGAAACACTTATAAGCACAGCCAAGGATGCTAACGTGTCCTTGGCTCAAGCCTTTGGCTTTGGTGGTGTGCCATCGTCAACTTACTATCGAACTCTTCATGGCGCTCAGTTGCGCTTTGAAACTGCTGAGAAGGTGATGGAAGCAATTGAGAAACTTTCCGCAATACAAAGACACCGTGCCAATCTCGCCGACATACGCAAGAATGGTGGCAACCCTCGCAAATTTGCGAAATGAACAAGGTGTATCACAAGAAGAACTCGCGCATCGTATTGGTTGCGCTAGCTCACTCGTCCACAAGTGGGAACAATTTAAACGTGTTCCCTCTGGCTTCATGTTGGCGTGTTGGTTAGATGCGCTCGAAGCTGAAGTACACATTGCAAGAAAACAAATCCAAGTGTGATGCTTGTAATAAAATGGTAGACAACTTTGTCTGCTTCTTGGTTGATATTAATCCAGATAAGCATAACACAGTCTGCTTGGACTGTTATGAGGACAACACATGGCAAACAAGAATAGCAGCAAAGGAACCTACCATGAGAAGTGGTTCGTCTCGTGGCTCAATTCAATCGGAGTTAAGGCGAAGAGACAACCGCTTAGTGGAATCTTGGGAGGAGAGTATAGCGGCGACATCCGCCTCGAACTCAACGGACATTCCTTGGTAGGTGAAGTTAAGTACCGTGACCTATCTGGATTTCCTAGCCCCTTCACTGTCCTAACTAAGAGAGACATTGCCTTCTATAAAAGACGGAGAGGAACTCCGCAAACTTTAGTTATAATGTCAGGCGAACTGTTTGAAAAATTAATGGAGAATAAAGATGCAATCACAGAACATAAACATACTGAGTCATCTTAAATCAGGCAAGGTTTTAACCCCCCTTGAAGCCTTAGAAAAGTTTGGATCATTCAGACTTGGCGCTCGTATTTTTGATCTGCGTCAAGATGGATGGCCTATTCATAAAGATATGATTGATGTTGGTAACAACAGAAGGGTAGCGCAGTATTGTATTACTGCCGCTAAAGAATACTGGCCTGATTACAGCGGCCCAGTAACATCCTATGAATTAAAACACGGATACTAATATGTCCTTATCCCACATTGCGTGGGCAATGGACCAGAGCCTTGGCGATCCACTCGCCAAGCTACTGCTCATTTGCCTAGCCGATAGAGCTAACAAAGAAACTGGTCAGTGCTGGCCCAGCTTAGCACGACTATGCAAAGATACTGATATGAGCCACGCCTCGGTGGCTCGTAAACTACTAATGCTGGAAGAGCTTGGTCTTATTAAACGTGACCAACGTGACAACACATCTACCCTCTACACCATGTCTCCTACAGAGACTAGCCTATCTCCTACAGAGACACCCCCCTGTCTCCCTGAGAGACACAAACCAGTAAGTAATAACCTAGAAGATAAACCTACTACTAATATATTACTCTCTACGTTCGAAGATTTCTGGGAGATATACCCCAAGAAGATTGGCAAGGGTCAGGCTAGGGCTGCGTACAATGGCGCAATGAAGAAGGTAACACCTGATGAATTGATTGCCGCATTGAAACGATACGTTGCCTACTCTGCACCTAAAGAAAAACAGTTCACACCTAACCCAGCAACATGGCTGAACGGTGAGCGATGGGGCGATGAAGATTTAAATGCTTCTAGCAGTTCCTCACTGGCACCCTACAGCCCAGCTAGGCAACCTTACCAGCCCAACACCCATGAATTAATTGCAGGGCGTATACGGCGCGGAGAATCATTCGATGGGTCATGGCTGCGTGAGCCAAGACGATCTGAATTATTATCTAAGACTGACATAACCGAGGTTGATCTTAGCAGATACCAATAGCCTCAATCATTATGCTTGCAATTGCTGCATCAATGCAGTAGTCTTAATAAAAATAAGGGAGAACGAAATGAACAGACAAGGATTCCTTGGCGGTAGCGATATGGTTCGGATCATTAATGGTGATTGGCACAAGCTATGGCTTGAGAAAACTGGGCGCGTTGCGCCTGACAATCTTGACGATGTATTCCCAGTACAGCTTGGCGTACTCACCGAAGACTTTAATCTAAACTGGTTTGCCAAAGGCCACAGTATGAACTTAGTTCATCAGCAAAAGAAGTTTGAGTCTATCATAGCTGGCATGGTACTGCGCGGTACGATTGATGCCGCAGTCTATACCTCTAACGATTACGCAATCGTTGAGGCCAAGCACACCTATGATTACAATACCATGAACGCACAGCTTGAGCGCTATATGCCCCAGCTACAGTTCTATATCTATATGGCTAACGCTAACGGTGCTTACTTCTCTAACATCTTCGGCAACCGTAGGCATGAGTCGGTCTATGTATCAAGGGACAACGACTTCATTTATAAGATGCTAGACCATGCAAAAATATTCTGGCAAACAATTGTCGATGATGAAGAGCCAGTGCCAGACCCAGAGCTTTATCAAACGATTGGTATGCCAGACTTAGATAAAATTAAGATTGACGACATGGTAAAGCGCAATGCTAATCAAGACAATCATTTCATTAGCGTAGCGAGAGATTACGTTGAGTCTATAGATGCAGCCAAGACCAATGAGCTTGCAAAGAAAAGCCTCAAGGAAATGATCGGTGATAATGAGCGTGAAGTTTACTGCGACTTCCTAACAGTCAAGCGCAGCAAGGCTGGATCACTGCGTATCACAACAAAAAAGGAGAGCAACAATGAATGACAAGCTAGACCTATGGAACAGAGTGTCCAAGTCTGACCCTAAGTATCTAAAGAAGGTCAGCCTTGGTTCACGTTCCTTCACTTCCATTGACCCACAGTATCAAGTCAAGTCAGCAACTGAAGAGTTTGGCCCAGTCGGTGATGGCTGGGGCTGGCATAGCAACATGGAGTATGTCCACTTTAGCAACGGAGACTGCGCTGTCTTAGCTCATGTCTCGGTGTGGCATGGCACACCAGCAAATACATTCGGCCCCTTCTCTGGATGCCGTAAGTTCTTTGACTCAGTTAAAGGCCGCACCGCAGAGGATGCGCCCAAGATGGCAGTCACCGATGGATTGACCAAGGCATTATCTCACCTTGGGTTCAATGCCGATGTGTTCTTAGGAGAACAGGACGGTAGCAAGTATGCCGCTGACTCAGGAAGGAAACCTAATGAAAGCGGTTGGTAATTTTACCCATAACACAGGAGCCAAAAGCATGGCAGACAATTACGACAACGCTAACAAAGGCGCAGCCTTCCCACCCTTCCCAACTCAATCACTGATCTTGCAAGGCAAGATTAATGTTCAAGGTTCGGACGAGAAGCTAGTGTTGGTTAAAGACCAGACACGCGATGGCAAACCAATCATCGAGGTGTATCAAAAGGTTGGCGTTCTCTTTGTTAACGACAAGAAACAAACTGAGAATGCACCAGATTATTCTGGGCCTTACCTTAATGACATGAGGATGGCAGCTTGGAAACGTATGAAAGATGACAAGCCATACATGACCTTTGCTGTTGACCAAAAGCGCACTGATTTTAACAAAGATCAGGCCGCCGCTTTCTTACTAGATCGTGAAAATATAGACTTGCAAAATGATGACGTTCCGTTCTAATATGCAGGGGAACATTCTTGTTCTCCTCACTGAGTATCTGCCTGATACACAACTGACTGGGCTTCGGCCCAGTCTTTTCTTTGGAGGAAAAATGTCTGTCCGTGAAACAATACTTAAAGACGCAATCGGTTTAACAACTGGTGAGCGCGAGGCTACCTATGGCCCTGTTGAAAACAATCTAAAGAACTGCGCTGCGTTAGTTACTGCTTACTTAGATGGTAAGTATGGCGCTGATGCACCGACATTAATCAGCGAAGACATCGCTTGGATCATGGTTCTAATTAAGATGGTGCGTACATTCAACAATGATATGCACGAAGATAACTATGTAGATGCAGCAGCATACGCGGCCATTGCCGCGCAATGCAGAGTTCATGAGGACTGCTAACCCAACCATCAAGTGAGGTTAATTTATAAACTAAAGGGCAAAATACGGGGTTAACACCCTTTCATACAAGACGTTGATATAAATAAACTAAAGGAGATTGGAATGACAAAAATAAAAATAAACGGGGCTGTTTATTATACATACGCAGAAGCCGCCAAAGCTACAGGATGGGCGATTACTACGATTTGGCGGCACAACCAGAACAACACACTGCATAAAATTGGCGAAGGAAAAACATCGCCTAAAAAAGTTGAAGCTAATGGAGTTAAATATAAATCAATTCGGGAAGCCGCTAGAGTTCTTAATATCACTTTTGAAGTATTTAGAAAAAAGTTCTATAAGGGAAACATCTAATGACCAAAGAAATTATTCAAGAATACGAACGAATGAAGCGCGAACGCAATGATCTTTATATACGAACGCTAAACACCAAAGCTGGCAGTGGTCTTCGGATGCTGAGAGATGATCTATATATCAAAGAAGCCAATATTAGAAAGTATATGTGGCTTCACAATTTAACAGATTCATTCCTGCACGATACTTAAAATTTACTTGGAGGAACACCGTGACAGAGTTAAATAGAATGATGAAAGACGCAGAGCGATGCAACGAACGAGCAAGAAAAGTATACGGCAACGGAGCTAATTATATACCGCCAGGTGGGATCAACAGAACCAGCCCAAAAAAAATAGTGATACCAGAAGATTTAAAGAAAGCAGTAATTCTTTGGTATAACAGCGGAAAATCACGAAAAATGGGAGTTGTTGCACTTGACGTTAAAGAACATATTTTTAGAAAAATAGTTGCTGAATCTAAAGAGGCGCTTGCATAAAACTAAAATAAAAACCAACTTATTTTTCTATTAGTTTTACTGCTTGCTCAAGCGTTTCTTTGTTTCGCCGAGTCCAGCCGTTGCCAAAAGTTGGAAAGGCAGAAAGGTTTTCGTAAAAATGCTGGCGAGCGTCATGCATTTTAGCTACTAGCTCTTTGGAATCGTTATCTCCAACCGCGCGTAGCGTGTAGGGGCCAATACCACCATCGGCTGTAACTCCAATAATTCTTTGAAGAGCTTTAGCGGGTCGGCTCATTCCAGAATTAACTCCCCAATCGAAGACTGACCAATCAACGCCCAAAGGAAGATCATCACAACGTGCTTTGTCCCAGTAGTTAGACTTGTATATAGGGCCAACATCTTCTGGTGTTAGCGCCCGCATTTCAGCTTCGGTGCTTTCACGGCCCAAATGCTGATCGTAAACAGCCTTTGTAACTCCAAGATTTGTCATACCACCAGGGTCTTTTGGGTGATTTACAAAACCCCCCTCGTGTTCCAACAGCATTTCTAAACAATGTTCAAAGTTATTTTTCATAATCAAACTCTACTTATAGAATATGTGATCGTCAACACGGCCAAGAGAAATTAAACCAGCAGTCCAATAAGGTTTAATAGAATAATGATGGTAGTATGTAGCACCGTTACAAACTTTACATCCATTATTTAATACATCATTGGCAACAACTTGCGCTTGATCCCATGATTTCTTTTCTTTAGGTTCATCCGATTTTCCGTCGTGCGTCCAAGAAAACTGTTTATTCTGCCACACTACTTCACATACTCGTGAAGGCCAATCTGGGTGACGCACTCTGTTGATCGTGACCTCAGCAACTAGAGCCATGCCTTTAATGCTTTGATTCCTTGCCTCAAAATAAATGTTAAGGCTTAGACAAGCCGCTGCGACAGTTAGCATTATTTAGACACGCCTTTAGTTTTCTCAAATGAACGCAGACCGCCAAGCCCTAGAAGTCCCATCAAAACAGGCATCATAACGCTTGTGTCAGCTTGCGGAACATTAATACCAACGGCTGCGCAGATGGGGGCAATTAAAAAATTAACAGCCATGCCAATCACGCAAACCCACGCAGTAGCTGGACGCCAAGAAGATTGAAACCAATTACCTTTTGCCTCTTCTTTATTCACAGCCAACTGAGCCAAAGATAATTCTTGAGCATGGTTGTCAGCCATCGTTGCAATTTGATGAGACAAAGCAGCGGCCTGATCTTTGTCTGGAATAACTTTATTTAGTAAGCCAGCTACAGGGCCGACTAAAGAATCTAATAGTCCCATTAACTTTTCCCCATGTTTGTGAAGCCATAGTAAGAGGCAACGATTGCAGCAATGGAAACATAATAGATGTTACTCATGCTGGATAATAAATTGCTGGCATTAGATAACTGCATCCATTCAGTGAACACTACGCCCAGTGGAAACACCAGCATCCCAGTTAACGAGAACCACGCCATCTTACGCTGGCTATCTCGCTTCTGGTCAGCATCGATCATTTTACGCCGCATATCTTCAAGCATAATCGACCGTTCTTCTGGGTCGAGCTTTCCGTTGTTGTTAAAATCATATTCCTCTTTCATTTGTAAGGCTTTTTCTTGGCCTTACTGTGAACTAATGTTTTACTAGAAGCCGTGTGCTTTGAGCCAGACATAGAATTCCCTTTGGAATCTTTGTGAGTAGCGCCTTTATGCTCTTTTCCATTTTTAAAATAATGTTTAACTCCAGCGGCCATGTTCAACCCTTTCTAAAATTTGATTTTTCATCTATGCATCAGTCATAGAATTTAAATACTCTCGGCAGACTCTTTGATCTTTACTAATTATTACGACCTTACCACTAATATCATAAAGCACATAGTATTTACCGCGCTGAATTACTCTCATGGCGGGCCTCTGAGGTAATCAGCCCAGTACCATATCGCAAATAGCCCAGCAGTCAGAATAATAGCAAGCACAACGATCATTGCTGTACGCTCAAGAAACTTACGCTTTTCTTCTAAAGCCTTGGCCTTTGCCTTACGAAGTTTGCCTTCAGCCCTTAGAATTTCATCCCAAGTATTCATTCCATACTTCATGCGAATGTGAACCATCAATTCATAGCGTTGTTTTTCAATTTGTTTTTTGGCAAGCACCGCCTGAGTAGCTATAGACTCTATGTTTCCAGAACCTTTTAGCATACGAGTAATAACACCCGCATTCTCTGCATCATCTGCTGTAGCTGCAATCTCTGAAGTAGCTGACATCCAGCGAGACATATCACTACTCATCTGCTCAAGCTCACGCCCAGCAGCGAAGCCTTTTTGAATCATAGAAAATGCTTTAGAGGCAGTAGAAATCGCCAAGCCTATCGAAACTGGGTCAAGCATTTCATTCTCCTACCAAGAGATTCGCAGAACAAACGGCTCCGTAGGTTTTGTAAACACTAACATATTTTTTAGTTACGTCAGAAGTCGGACACATATAGTAACAAACTGTGTACAACGTCGAAGGCCATCCCATTGCTGCAAAAACTCCAGCAAAAATGCAAGTCATGGCATTTTCAAAATGATGTTCACTAGAAGAATTATAATTGTTCCAGTGGTTGCAAGCATAATAATTTCAATGCGTTTTACGCGACCATGCAAATCTTTAAATTGAATCTTCGCCTCGGTTTCGAGCGCGACGACGCGAGGTTCAAGTGTAGAATGCATAGTCATAACGCAGGTTTAGTTGGCCAAGTGATGTCGGTAGGAAAGCCAGCTTGTGCTGTGATGTCACGCAGGGCTTGGCGGTATGCTGTTTGTTCAGCAGTAGCAGGGTAATCAGCTAGGCCCCACAAGTCTGTGCTTGCTAATAAATCGCTTCTTGTAACTCTAGCATCATCTGCCGCTATATCATCATAAGAAAGGCCGTCATATGCGGCAATTTCTTCTGGCTGGTTTGCGACAAAGAGAGCTTTAAGCTGCTCGTATGTTACCCCGTTTGGGATAAATGAATCTGGGTGCATTGTAATATCAATGAGCTTGCCGTTGTGAAGCATTTGTACAATAACATCTCCATTTAGATCATAGCGCGGGTTCGAATATAATGCCATTTTTAAACCAATCCATATAAAACGTAGCTGAGAGAAGTGACGTTGATATTAGTATCCGCCGCTACAGACCTAAAACGAGAATAAAGCGTAGACCCATGATGGGGTACTCCTGCTTTTTTTATGACAGCGCTACAAGAAAGCTGAGCCGTAAACCTGTCAACATAATAGACACCCGCAAAATCTGGGGGGTCAGTAGCATCAGTCGTAGTGGTGTTAAACCCACCATTTAAATTAAGTCCAAGAGATGCCTCTGTGCCACTTATGTTAGAAGTTTCGGAGCCCAGCATATAATTATTTGTGCCTGTATTTGCTATGTACAATTCAGAAGCCGCGATAGCTATAGGCATCCATACTTCAAAGACGTAAGTTCCAGAAGGTGCATATCCTGGCTGCAGTGCAAAATTAACAACCCAAGGGTTAGTGCCGTTTACTGGGCCTAAATAAAATTCAAGTGAATTACCTGTATATTGACTCCATCCATCACAGGTAAAGTTTAGTTTCATAGTCAGTTGTTTTGTATTTTTATTGCTGGTAAACCCGACATTACTGCTATAAACACCCGCAGCAAGAGTCCCAACAGATACAGTTTGAAGTGCTGTCCATGTGCCACCACCAGCAACGTCTTCCCAAGTTGGGGCTCCAGACCCATCGCTAGTTAAAACTTGGGACGAGGTTCCAACAGTGGCCCCCAGATAGGCAAGCCCACCTGTGGTATCGGTAGGGATTGCTCCCCAAGCAGAGCCAGAGTAACCCTCAAAGCTGCTCGTTGTCGAATTATACCTCATGTACCCAGCAGCGGGTGAGCCATCACGTTGGGCTGTAGTGCCAGCGGGCAAACCGCCAGAGCCAGTTGCAGAAGTCTTAGCTACATAAGCGGTTGCGGCAGTAGTTGCCGCAGTACCCAATCCAAGATTACTTCTTGCCGTGCCAGCATTGGCAAGATCAGATAAATTATTAGCCGTGGTTAAGAAATCAGCAGCAGATAAAGCAACAGCTTGCCAAACACTGCCGCTATAAACTTTCATAATATTAGATGTTGTGTTGAAATAAAGATCACCAGCGGTGAGTGCATTCCCGTCATTATCCGCGCTTGGATCAGAGGAGAAAGCGCCCAAGTATGTATCGGTAAACGAATCCAGCGCAGCTTCCGCTGCTGTTTGTGCTGTCTCAGCAGCGCCCTGCGCTACTACTGCCGCATCTTTTGCTACAATAGCGGCCGCTGCATTTTCCTCTGCATTCTGAATGTCTGTGATGTTGGTAACAACAGTATTAATATTTGCAGATATTCCCGCAACTGTAGTTACATTTCCCGATATGCCAGCAACAGTAGTTACATTAGCCCTGATTGTATTTACGTTGGTAATAGCGTTGGTTGCTACCGTTCCGTCTTGAATATCAGCAAGCAACTCAATGTCAGCAGAAGCATCTGCTACAGTTTGAGTATCAGAAATTGATGGCCCAGATTCAACGGCCCCAGTGCTTAGATTAAAAGCTAAGGTCTTTCCCTTGCGCGCTGTTGAAGATGGCAGAACCAATGAAACGCTATCGTCATAATCAGTAATGCGTAATGAACGGTTAATGTCATCTTGAAGATCGGCTTGGATTGCAACCATGCGATCAAGCTCTGTGTTTAAAGCAGCTACTTGAAACGCGCCTGACGTTGGAAAGTCAGTAGTTCTATCAAGAGGAATCTCACGCGTAATAATAACAGTTGATCCGCCAGCACCTCCAGTAACACTCATAGTTACTGTGCCAGTTGTGCCGCTGCCACCAGATACAGTGTAGTTAGTAGTAATAGTTTTAAGAGTGTCATCAACATAGACATTCAAATCCGAATTATCAAAGAACTCGAATGGAACAGCAAAGCTGGTCTGGGTAATCCCTTGCGCCACACTATAGGATATGCGCGGTACATTTTCTGCTATGTTAATGGTCATAGTTTGCTCCGTTATTTAATGCGAAACTACGCATATGTTTTTCATTTGCAACGTACAATTAGTAGCGCCCCCCACCCAATGCGCGTGACATTTGGTTAACTTCATCTTTCCAAAACAATATTCTAGCATACGGTAGGGACTTTAATACTTGTCCAGCGCCCTCACCAATGTTGCCAGTAGCCATTTCATAAAGACCCTTACCATAGTCAGCAGCAATAGATGGGCCAGCCCCAGCAATACCAGTGATTGCATCTAAGGTTGAAGGCTTCTGTGGAAAACGTGGTTGTATTACCCCGCCAGTAAAGTTCTCGCCGCCAAGAGCAAGAGTAGTAACCATAGAGGTGTAGAATATATCTGAATACAATGAAGCTAGGCCAGAGTAATCAAAGGCTCTAGCAAAGC